TCCCAATAAATCCGATGATCCTTGTCATATAAATTCCGGTGATGCTTCCTGCCGTATCGATCGCCACGTCCCGAAGCGCCGGCGAGCGTCCTGCCACAAACATCTGATGGTACTCATCCAGACCGGCAAACCCGGCACAGAACAATCCGGCAGCGAGCACGAGCCAAAAGCCCCGCAGCCGATAAACATACAAGGGCAGGGAAAGTGTCAGTCCCAACAAAAAATATTCGCTAAAATGTGCCATCTTCCTTACAAGAAAATGAATCTCATCTACATACACTCCCACCTGCGCGGTATCCAGATTGCCGGAGGTCAGCTTTCCCAGCAGGAGCACCACCTTTTCACTGACCAGCATACTCAGCTGTCCGGATTCGTCCGCCGTCTGGGCGGAAAAGGAAAAGATCATATACATCACGCACAGCGCCGGTACAAAGGATAAGGGCTTTAATAAAAAACGAAACATCTTCTTTATGGTCAACCAGAAATATTTCATGTTCACTCCATTCTGCAGATCACAGACAGCTTACCGTATCCTTTAGGGAGCCTTTGCTCCGAGCTTACCGTCTGTCCTTTTTGTGCCTGCCTTTTGTCCGTTTAATATAGTCTATATTTCCATTTCTTGCAAGAAAGAAACCCTTAATTTTTTATGAACAGCTCAAACGGTACGAGTGAACTGTAACAGAAAAACCTAATTTGTGAAGTTTTTTCAAATTAAGTGTTGACTTCTGTCCGATTATGCTGTATCATATCATTTGTCCGGTTGAGAAATACGGCACATCGGGGTGTGGCTCAGGTGGTAGAGCGCTTCGTTAGGGACGAAGAGGCCGCAAGTTCAAGTCTTGTCACTCCGACTAAAAGAACCTTGAGAGATCAAGGTTCTTTTTGCTTTGTGTCATATTTCGTGTCATACATCATCAAAAAATAAAAAGCTGGGAGGACTTTGCTTGCCCTCTCAGCTTATGTCTTTATTCTGGTTTTCTTTTATTCGCCACTTTTCAAAATCTCCGTTTTTTACTGCTTCTTCCGCTTCAGCAAATAGTAAAAGTTAGATAAAAAAAGAAGGGGCAGCTTTTCGGCTGTCCCTAACTTTTAAAATTCATCGATCATCGGGCAATCGTGATGATCCATCTCCTTTAGATCATCTATGCTCACATAGTACTTTATGAGCGCGTATGCAATGTCTCTTTTCCCTGGTGCGGCGTTCAGGTCAAAAGTAAATGGCATCTTCCGGAGCGCATCGTTGTATGCCGCTGAAAAGATCATGTATGCCCGCGTATGTAGTTTTGCCGGTCTCTCGCCGGATTTCTGATTCCGGTAATCCTCTGCGATTCCTTTCCAGCTCAAATCCTCCGGAATCTCTGAAGTAATATATACGCGCTCCGCGTAATCATCAGGGAGTTTTTCTACCTCGATGTATGCATATTTCCGCTGCCCGTTTTTCTCGTATTTAAATACGATATCATCGATATACGGAAGCGCGGTATATTCCACTCCGTTTTCTTTCAAGACATCTTCAAAAGGTCTGTCTATAATCTGATAAATAACCTCAATTCCATAATGATTAAATTTTTCCATTTTTTCTTCTCCTTTTTCATTTTCTTTTTCCAGCCGATCCAGTTCAGCTGCGACTGCCTTTTTTATAAAAGGAGCTGCAGCTTTAATACCCAAAGCTTCCATACGTTCCCGTGTGCCTGCCGGAAACACGACATTCACGCGGTCGTTCTTTTTCTGGTACTCTTGCGAGTACCAGATTTGCTTTTCAGGTGTCTTATTTTCTTTTTTCCCCATTTTCAATCCTTTCCAAAACAGAAGGGGAAGAAACGCCCCTGCTGTTTTTACTCAGTTATTTCGGTGAGTGTATACTCACCTTCTTTAAATCTCGGATTATCTCTAAACCTATTGGCTACGCAAATACACGCGCCATTCAAGGCTGCAGCTTCTCCTTCGTGAATGAATATTTCATCCTCGTAATAGATCCTACTGACTTCTTTTTTTAAATTGAAGGAATACCCTTCAATTTTGAATCTCTTTTTCATTTTTTCGTCTCCTTTTTTTGTTACTTATGCGATTATAATACACTAAAGCACGCCATTTGTAAATACTAAAGCACATATTTTATAAAACAAAGCAGAGCCCATAAGAGCCCTGCTTTTCGGTGTTGTTTTCCTGTATGTCTTTGGTCGGAAAATTTACTCTTTCCTCCACTTTTTTGTTTTCCCATCCCATTTAAAACCGCGTTCTTTCAGTTCTGCACGGATGCCATACGTCTGTCCCGAGACAGCTTTAACCTTGTCCCAGTTGATACCAAACGTGTCTCCATCCTCTGCG